AGGGGAACAGGGGAGGGGGTTAAGGAAACCAGTAACCCTACTGGTGGACAAGACCCCAACACCGAAAGCCCCCAACCTCAAAATCTCGACGAGTTAGCGGCGGCTCACGCCGCCAGCCAACCCGACCCACGCCGCTGCCCCGAACACCAACACCTCGCACCCGGCACCGTCCCCAACTGCGGCCAATGCGCAGAAGCCCGCATCGCGTACGAGGAACACCAAAAAGCCGCGAAAGCAGACGAACGCAAACAACGCCGCCAAGCCATCGACAACTGCAACCAATGCGACGAAAACGGATGGGTAAAAGGCACCAACCCCGCCAGGCGCTGCGACCACCGCCAGCCACGCGAGGAGCCACCATTTTGACCACCCCAACAGAAAACCCCCAATGGCGCCTATGGGTCGACATCATCGACCAGGAATGCCGCCGCCAATTCAACACCCGCAAACCCAAACGCCACCACCCACGCCCCTACATCCAACACTGGACCTTCCCCTATCACGGATTCCACATAGTCATCTACGCCGAAGAAACCACCGCCTTCATCGAAACCCGCAACCACCACAACCACACCATCCACCAAACCCGCATACCCCAAGGACAAGACCCCACCACCCACATCACCGCCCACAAAAACGCCACCAACACCCACAAGGACAACCAATGACCAACCCGTTCGACTGTATCGCCAACAACACCGCCCGTTACTTCACTCACCAGGGCATCAACTGTATGACGCAGCTGGGGCCGTTCACCATCAACGGATACATAGAACTGCCAGAAAACCACCCATGGCTCGACGAGGGAGACCTACAGCTCTTCGACGGCGTGGACGTACACGGAGGAATCACCTACCACGAGGGCCGCGTAATCGGCTTCGACACTAATCACTTCCGCGACGGCCACCATCCCGAGGCTGAGCTCGCCTACCAGACAGAAAAAATGTCAACCCTGAGCATGTACGGAGAAATTCCCCATATCTGGACGTGGGAGGAAGTCGAAGCAGAAACCCGCCGCCTAGCAGAACAAGCAAAGGACACCACCAATGAGTAACCCCACCCGCCAAGAAATCATCGCCGCGAACAACGCGTTAGCTGCGCTCGTATGCGTTGCACTCAGCAACACATCGGACCCTGACGAAAAAGACTTGATAAAAACTGAGGGCAGGGCGATTGCCGCCGTCCTCCCACCACGCCCACGCCCCACAATGGCCGAGGTCGAATGGGACGACGAGAAGCACTACCTCGCAGAAGCAGAACACCCTGGCTTTGGGAAAGTCATCATGCTGCACCCCGCGTCTGACACGGAAATCGAATGTTTATGCAATTGGCGCGGCCTGTACCGAGCCTATAGTCTCATCACCGCCTATCTCACCCCGACTGGCAAGCGCTACACACTCACGGAGGTGCAGGATGGATAACATTGACCGTGCTCTCGCGGTGCTTGAAGCCTCCCGACGCCCCGGAGAAATCCGCATCCACCCATACGACGCGGCAGAAGCACTCGCCAAAGCAGGGCTAATCATGACAGACCTACCAGAGCCGCGCACCTTTCCCGACACCGGGGGATACGAGTGGCACATGAAAGACGGATACGTCTCTCTCGAAGACGGAATTATCCACGTGATCCATGACGAAACCGACGAAGACTGGGAACCCGCCGAGCTCGAATCTGACTGTGCTGAGATACGCATTTCGGATACCTCCAAGGCTCGGGAAAATGCTTATGCAATCCTCGCCGCCTGCGACCTAAAGGACGCTCACGATGAATAACCAAGACCAGGCCGCAAAGGTAATCCGCACATGGCAGCGGCGGCACAAGAACGTGATGGATAGCAACCCAGACTGGGCTGCACAAAACCTCGCAGGAGACCTACACCAAGCAGGACTAATCACAACAGACGAGCACACGGAGGAATCATGAGACCGCACAAAATCCGTATCAGCCCGCGCAGCATCACACTCGACGGTATCCCACTCCTACACAGTGATGAAGCCCCAACCGTAGAAACACTCGCGCCCGACCTCCACCGCGTACACCTCACCGTGTACGCCGACCACATTCAACTTGACGGCGACAATCATCACGACGCGGAGGAAACACCTATCTATGACCAACTCAAGGAGGAAGCATGAGAATAATCCTGCGGGCTATTTTCCTCGTCCTCAAGATATACCTTTCCGCATTCCTCATGATGTTCCCCACCGCCAAAGGCATCGACTACGCAGCCCAAGGGAACATCTTCCCGGCCGCCGCTCTTCTAGCCTCCGGCCTTGTAGGGGCAATCGCCGTAAACCTCAGAATCAAAAAGGAGCTAGACCAATGACCACCCTCGCAGACATGACCCCACAGGAACGCGCTAACTGCGTAGGAATGTGGTGCGAAGACGAAGACGGTTTCCTATTCGTCTACAGGGGAGACCACATAGGCCGCGACTGGCTAGCCGTATGCGCCTACCCCGAAGACGTACACGAATCCTATTCGCCCCTCTACTACCTCACCCCTCGCTTTGACCTGCCCCGCGCATGGCAAGCAGACGGCACACCACCAGCAGGGGAATGGGAGCACGCCGAACGTCTAAGCATGGGAGTAACAACCGTCTACCTCTGCGGCAAGGAGAATCCCACACACCGCCAATGGATAGGGGAATGGGAGGAAGCATGACCCCGGAAGAAGCCCGCTTCTGGCTAGGAGACGGCACCAAGCCCCCAATCGTCCCGCCCTACATCGCGCAGCGCGCCCTCGAAACCATCGCCGCGATGGGAGAAGAAGACAGATCCGAAGCGCCACCACAATAGTCCTGACCACACAGGCCCCGCACACCGCGGGATCTTTTCTTATGCCCAAAGAAGGGAACCACCTTGAAACACCTACACGCCCCAGCAGGCACACCATTCATCGCCAGCGTTTGTGGAGGCATACCCCAACTCGTCGTACGCACCCACCACAACAGCGAACAACAAGCCTGGTGGTACCTCAACGGCACCCAATGGCTACAAACAGACCACCAAGACCTGGACTACATCATCCCACTAGAGGTAACCCCGCATGTATAAACCCAAAGTCCGCAACGCCCAACCCCTCGCGTCCACTAGCGGACCCACGTGGGGAGTGGTAGCCGGCGCATACTTCTACCCCTTAGGCGACTACACGGCCGCCTTATGTGCCGCACACATCGCCGCCCAATTCCCGCGAGCCCTCACGCTCCTAGGCTTCGACCGCTACTGGGCAGACCGCATCACCCTCACCCGTGACCTGCCTGCCACCACTCTCACCCACAGGGGTTGGCTATGACCCCAGCCTTCCAAACATTCGTCCCCGGCACACCACGACCACAAGGCTCCAAACGCCACGTCGGTGGTGGCCGCATGGTCGAATCCTCCAAATACGTCAAGGCCTGGCGCGCCAAAGTCTCCCAAATCTCCAAATGCGCCCACCGTGGCCGGCCACCACTTACCGGCCCACAACGCCTAGACCTCGTACTCGTCATGCCCGCCCGCAAAAAAGAACCACAACCCGGCAGCTGGCACACCGTAAAACCCGACCTCGACAAACTAATCCGCGCCATAGACGACGCACTCACCACCGCCGGTATAATCACCGACGACTCCACCATCACCGCAATAACAGCACTCAAACGCCGAGCCAAAAAAGACGAGCCACCCGGCGCCCACATCACCATCACACCTCTAGGCGAAACCCAACCCCACTAGAGGAAACATGACCACAAACCAAGAAGACCTCGCACACGCCGCCAAACAACTCCAAACCCTCTACGAAGAACTCGACGAAGCCAAATACAACCGCCCACCAGCACCCGAAGTCTCCACCCAAGGAGCCAACCAACAAAAAGGCCCCAGCGAACCATTCCCCATCTGGACACTCTCAGACGACGCACACTTCACCGAACTACTCAACGAATACTGCACAGACGCCGCCAGATACATCCCCCTCACCGGCGACATCTACACCCACGGATTCCAACGCAACGGCACACGCATGTGCCACTGGATAGCCTGGAACGCCGGCCCCATAAGCCAACTCGACGTAGCACCTCTCATGCTCGAAGAACTCAAACACCAAATACGCGAGCTCGACCACAAACTAAAGAGAACCAGGCCATTCGAACCAGCGAAATCAGAGCAAGAAGTCTGGCTCACAGCACGAACCATCTGCTACAAACTGAGACAACAGGGGTACGCAATTACCCCCGCCCTCCTGCGCAAATGGACCCAGAGAGGACAAATTACCGTTTACGGAGACCGAAAAGGGCAGAATTTGTACAGAATGAGCGAAGTACTTAGGATTATTACGTCCAAGAATCCATCTGGGGTAGACCACTAGAACCAACTGAAAGCGGTGGATATGGGAGACCAAACGAACACTGTTCGCCCATATGGGTCCCGCGCATGTGCCTGGACCCTTTTCCACGCAAAACCTAGACCCGACAACTACTGGGACTCCGTACCCGAATACAACGAACGGCAGTACGGTCAGGTCATGCTAGATACAGTGGCGAAAGTGCCGCGGTCCGTTATGGTCAAAGCCTCAGGCGACTACGCAGACCTCATTGACAAAGCAAGAAGCGGCAGAGCAACCTTCGGGCGCGGCCACCGCTATGACGTGGACAGTCTCGACTCGACCGAAGACGTCCTAGAACTCAAATGGGAATCCCTGCCGCCCAACTACGACACCTCCCCCTATGTAGGGCTACGACTCTATTTCGCAGAACCAATATCCAAGCCAGGTCTACTTCTCAAACTCAAACTCGTCTGTAAAATCGACGACACCACACAACAGACATCCGACGCCTTAGATAGCCAGGATCTATTCACCCGATGGAACAACGAGAGGCGGAAAAACAATGAGAAATGAAGTTGCTGAAATGTTCGGCATTGACCCCATGAGCGAAGAAGTGCAACTCGTTCGCCGCCAAAACCGCAACGACAACGACACACTCGACCAACTCATCCTGCGGCGAGAAGAAAAATTCCCAGACCTAGAAAGCTTTGCAGCAGAAATCGGCATGGACCCACAGGTAGTGGCCGACTTCGAAAAGCGACCAAACGAAGCGTCAATCCGATTCCTGCAAATGTACGCCCTTGGCCTTGGCGTGGAAATCCAGCATAAGGTAGTCACTCCGGAGGAGCGGCGAGCGCAAAAGCGGGAGTCGGAAAACCACTCCGTTTTGTTAGTTGTGGGACGGTGGGCTCCTGAGGCAGTCAGCGCCGGTCGCTCCGCGTTCCGCCAGATCGAACAGGAAGGACCACAACATGTCTGACCAATCGAAGCAGCAATCGGCCCCCGACGACTTCAACCTAACTCCGACTGACGTCAGCCCGATAATCGGTCATGCACCGAGGATTAACGGCAACCACACGGTGCAGGCGACTATGGTGCCCCTGTCTTTTCTGGACCTCAAAGAGGATGACAAACGCGAACCAGGGGCATATTTCCGGCTGCTGGTAATCGGAGATCGTGAAGGTTCTAGTCAAATCTTTGCAGACCTATCGTTCACTACTGATTTCGTTTTTGCTTCATCCACGATCGCCCTGCAAGTCGAGTTTGACGGGGTGGAGGAAAAGGGAATTGAAACCGAGGCTCAAGGAAGAGCTCTCGCACTCTGGGCGACCCATGTAGCTTATGACTTTGCCGCACTTGCTATCCGGCAACTCGTATCAAATCACCCAACCGTCAATGATATCGACCTTCCGATCAAGCCTCTGACACCCGAAATTCAGGTGCGTATTAAATCAACTGAGGCTAACAGCTAGCATCTGTCACGCCTTGTGATATAATCGACGCGACGACAAGTTATACCCTCAACACACGTTGGGGGTATTCGTCGTTTTAACCAAGCCTTGTAGCCACCTCACTGCAACTAACCAACACGCATTGAAACGTTAGAGCAACTCTGAGCAACACCCTGAGGCGCAGGCCGCTGGCTCACGACCAGAACAAGGCACAAAGAAACCCGGAGGTGAACGTGAGTATCACCAAAACCACCACACAACGCGGATACGGATACCGACAACATCAAATCCCACGCCGAAATCTGCTATTCAACCTCGTCGACGGCACCGAATGCGAATACTGCGGCAAACCAATGTTCCGCGACCCGGACAAGAACTTCGACGGCGCCGCACTCGAAGCAGACCACGTAGAAAGGGACAAATCCCAGCCACCCAAACGCCTCATACACCACAAATGCAACCGCACCCTCAACGGCAAAGGCAAAGGCACATGGGTCAAACACGGGCCCGAATGGTACGCCAAACACGGCCAAGCCACCGACCCTGAAACAGGGGAGGGGCTCGACTGGCCCGGCGGAAAAATAATCAACTGGTGACCCAGGGGGTGACCAAAAAATCTAGCGACCTCCCTCCCTGACACCGCCCCGTCCGCATGCAGTCAGGGATTCTCTCTCTGGTGAAAAATGGGGGGTCGTGCGCGTATAGAGAGGTATTTTCGATGGATTTTGAGAATGATGGGCTGCGCTCGATGGTTGATTCGGTCGTTGAGGCGGTTGAGTCTGCGGACCATTTGGTGGAGTCTGACCAGGCTTCAATCGATTTGGCTTTGCATTTGGCGACGATTATTGATGAGGCGCGTGAATCGGGTGACCCGGACGCTATTTCTAAGACTTCTTTCGGGCCAATGCCCACGTTGAATAAGGTTTTGACTGGGTTGGGGCTTAATCCGGAGGGGAAGCAGAAGCTGGGCTTGAATGATGATGTCCAGGAGGATGACGAGTTTTAGTAGTTAGGTAGGGGTGAGTGGTCGTGGCTTTGACTTTGCCGCGGGTGTTTACCCCGCCGTTGCGTGACCTTGATGAGCCGGGGGCGTCGTGGGGTCACGATATGGCGTGGTTTTGCGATGAGATTTTGGACGAGCCGCTTTCTGATTATCAGGAGTGGTTGTCGATGCATGCGCTTGAGGTGTTGACGAAAGAGAAGGCTCTCGAGTTCGCCATGCTTGAGGATGACCCGGCGGCGGAGATTGCAAAGGTGGAGCGTTTGTATTCTGCGCCGGAGGTTCGGGGCGGTCGTCCGATTCCGAATGGGCGTTTGCGGTTTACCAAGATTGTGATTTTGATTTCGCGTCAGAATGGCAAGACAGACTGGGTGAAGAAGCTCATTAAGTGGTCTATTTTCCGTAAGCGTATGCCGGAGGTTATGGCGGCGGCGCAGACGTTGAATAAGTCGATTGACTTGTGGAATGAGATTCTTCTTGAGATTGAGCGTCACCCGAAGTTACGCAAGATTTTAGGCCGCGTTGACCATTCCAAAGGTGCGCAGGCGATGTGGACGAAGGGGAAACGGCAGCGGTATCGCCCGGTTGGTATTGATGAGAATGCTGGCCGTGGCGACACGGTGGACTTGCTCTACATTGATGAGCTTCGTACGCAGAAGGATTTCACGGGTGTGAACTCGTTGGAAGCTACCACGGCGGTGCCAGATAATGGGTTGATTGTGATTACCTCGAATGCTGGTGTGGGGCATTCGGTGGTGCTGCGTGATTATCGCGGTATGGCGAAGCGCCCTATTGATGAGGGTACGTGGCGTAATACTCGTATGGGGCTGTTTGAGTGGTCTGCTGACCCTTCGGCGGATATTGATGATGCTGAGGGGTGGAAGCAGGCGAACCCGGACCTTGGCAATGGGCGTATCACGATGGCGACGTTGGCGGGTTTCCGTGAGTCGAAGTCGGAGGCGGCTTTTCGTACTGAGCATTTGTGTCAGTGGGTTGATGAGCTTGGTGATGATTTCGAGCCGATTGTTCCGTTTGAGCGTTGGGAGTCGTTGGCGGTGGAGCGTCGTGTTGCTGTTGGTGAGTGTGTGCTTGCGGTGGAGGTGTCGCCGGATTCGGAATCGGTGACGTTTGTGTCTGCGGGGCAGACTTCGCGGGGCGTGCACCTTGAGCAGAGGGACGGCGATAAGGCGTTTGAGGTTGAGTCTGCGGTTGAGGCCATTCGCCGGTTCGTTGTTGAGAATGATGACCCTGCTGCGGTCGTATTGGATAAGGATTCGCCGGCTGGTGTTCTTGTTCCGCATCTTCAGGCGGTAGGGATTGAGCCGGTGCTGCTTAACGGTGGCATGGTCGCTGGCGCGCTTCGTGAAATGAAGCAAGCGGTTGCTGATGGTCGTCTCACGCATGACGGTGCGCAGGAATGGGTGGGGGCGTTGCGTGTCGCGACGGTGCGTGATGGTGGCGGTCGGTATCCGTCGATTGAGCGTTTTTCCGGTGAAGTGTCAGTGCTTGTGGCGGGAACGTTTGCGTTGTGGGCTTTGAATAAGTTCATTGCGGAGTTCCAGGTTCCGTACAAGCAAGTTGAGGTTGAGAAGAAGAACCCGGTGGGTACGTTCCCGGTGTTTTCGAGAAAGAAGTTGATGGGAGGTGCGCTCGTTGGCTGACAATTCGATGGTGCGCGAACTTGGGCACGCGTCGTCGCCTGCGTGGTCTCCGCGTATTGGCCGGCCGGATTCGTTGTCTTGGGCGACACAGCAGGCGGAGTTTATGGAGATGCGTTCTACTGCGAAGGTTGCGCAGGTTGAGAATGCAATTCGTAAGCCGATTGAGCAGGCTGCATGGTCAGTTGAGCCGAACGGCGCTCCGGCCGAAGTGGTTGAGCTGGTGTCTACTGATTTGCGTTTGCCTGTGAAGGGCGAAGATGGACAGGTGGCTCGCCGTACTGGTCGTGTCTCGTGGGATGAGCATTTGAAAATGGCCCTGGAAGCCGTGTTCACAGGTGTTGCGTTCTTCGAGCAGGTCTACGAGCTAGGTGATGATGGGCGTCATCATTTGCGGAAGCTCGCACCGCGCCCAAACATATCCATTCGCAAGATTCATGTGGCTTCTGACGGTGGCCTGGTGGGTATCACGCAGCGTGGGGTGAAGGGCGGCAAAGACACCTTTATCCCCGTGGAGCGTTTAGTGGCGTACCGGCACGGTCGGCGTGATGATACTTGGCAGGGGTCTAGTGTGTTTGCCCCTGCGCGTGATAACTGGCTTGAGTTGATGAAGATGGAGAAGCTCAACTCGTTAGTTATGCAGCGCAACGGTATGGGTATTCCGAAGTATCAGGCGTCTGAGCTTACGGACCGGTCGCAGGTTCAAGAGGAGTTGAATCGTGGCCAGGAGCTTGCGGAGTCTTATGCTGCGGGTGAGGTTACTGCGTATTCGTTGCCGCCTGGGGCGAAGATGCCTGTTGAGGGTGTTTCTGGCACGTTGCCGGATATTGAAAAGGCGATGCAGTATCACGCTTCGCAGATTGCTATTGCGTGCAACGCTACCCACCTGAACCTGACCGGCGCGGGCGGTTCCTACGCTTTAGCGAACGTTCAGCTGGGTGAGTTCATCCAGGGTTTGCAGTCTATTTCGGAGTGGATTGCTGATATCGCATCCCAGCACATTGTGGAGGACCTTGTAGGAATAGCATTCCCTGACTATGAGGGCCCGGTACCGCTGATTACTTCGACTCGGATTCAGGTTCAGAAGGACCTCACGCCGGGGGACGTATCGCAGCTGGCCGCGCAGGGAGTGCTGACGAAGGAGCCAAACCTCGAGCAGTGGGTGCGCTCCACGTTCCGAATCCCAAAGGCCCGCACGTTGTATGAGGCGTTGAAAGCGAAGAAATCGTTGTCGGACGCGGAGCAGGAGATCGGGGTGACGCTGTCCGACGATGAGCCGTCGGAGTCAACGCCCGCTCCTGATGCGGCGGAGTCGTTCGACGCCTACCGGCACCAAGTGACAGGAGGTAAGCAGTGACTGAGATTCTTTTGTACGGCCCCATTGGGGCTGACATGTGGGAGCCGGATGACTCCATCACAGCGAAGAGTGTCATAGCTCAGCTCGCAGAGATCGACGGGGATGTGACGGTGCGTATCTCGTCTGGTGGGGGCGATGTGTACGAGGGCATCGACATCATGCAGGCTCTGCGAAACCACCCCGGCCGGGTGACCGTCATTGTTGAGTCGTTGGCGGCATCGGCGGCGTCGTTCATCGCGGTCGGGGGTGCCGACGAGGTGTTGATGCGTAAGTCGTCGGAGATGATGATTCACCGGGCGATGACTTTCTCGGATGGTAACGCCGACGAGTTGAGCAAGACCCTGGCGGACCTTGAGCGGCAGGACATGAAGCTTGCCTCGATCTACGCCGAAAAGGCAGGCGGGCAGGTCGACGACTGGCTCGAGGCCATGGGGGCGGAGACCTGGTACACCTCCGAGGAGGCCGTAGCCGCTGGCCTAGCAGATCGCGTGGTGGACGCAAAGCCTGTGCCGGAGGCACAAGCCCCGGAGGCTTCGATGCGCCACCGGTTCAAATTTGCGAACCGGGCTGCGGCTCCGCCGCCGCCTGTCACCCGGTCGGAATCGGGGGACGCAACTACGACGCCCAGTGATGGGCAGAAAGGAGATGCGATGAGCATCAAAAATCTCGCCCAGGAACTGGGTGTTGAGCCGGACGAGCTTCGCAAGAAGCTCTCCGGCTTTTTTAATGAGACCGTCAAGATTACCGGAGAGGTTGATGTGACCTATCCGGAGGACGTGAAGATTGTTCCTACGGAGCGCATCACCGTTGATGCGAAGATTGGTGATACTACCGCTGATGATGAGCAGGTTGAGGTAATCCCGGAGGGGACTGAACTGCAGCCCAACTCCGCCGCGGTGGAGCTGGCTAAGTCCGCAGGGCTCACGTTCACCATGGGCGATGTGGCGGATGGTTTCGAGGCCACTGTTGACGAGGGCGGCACCGTTACTATCACTGCTCCGTCTGGGGTGGAGGTTGGTTCGACCGCTGAGTTCACTGTGATGGTGAATGAGACGGCGGTTCCACTATCTGTGACGGTGCGTGCACTGTCGGAGGATACTAACGACGGTGAAAGCGCTGAAGGAGATTCCCCCGATGCCCCTGCTGGTGGGGAGTCTCCGTCGGATGTGGTCACTGTTCCGCGTGCGGTGTGGGACGAGTACATGGCTGACCGTGCGAAGTACTCCGCAAAGCTCGCAGAGGACAAGCACCGAGCACTCGAAGCGAAGGTCGACCGTCACATCCGAGAAGGCCGATACTCTGCAGGCCACCGTGCGGCAGCTATCGCCGCTTACCAGACTGACCCGCTTGCTGCGGAGAAGATTTGGGGCAACCTCCCAAAGAACGTGGCTGTCCCGGTTCAGGAGATTGGCCATTCCGGTGATGTTTCCGTCATGACCCAGGTTGAGAAGCTGCGTGCTAAGGCCGCGGATAACCGCAAGAATAAGAAGGAGAATAAGTAAATGTCGAACCCTACTTTCCGTTCCGGCCCTATTTCGTTTGAGGTTGCGGCCGATACTGAGAAGTTCCGTCTCGTCGCTGTTGATGAGGCCGGAAAGATTAAGCATGCTGATGCGTCCGGCGATGTCTTTGGTGCAGTGACCGAGGCTGGTCGACTGGAGCCGAAGGATCCTGGTGCTGCGACTATCGCCGTTCACTATGGGCCTGCTGCGGTGAAGCTTGAAACCGACGGTGCTATTAAGGCTGGCGCTGCGGTGTTCGCAGCAGCTGACGGCAAGGCGTCCGCATCCGGGTCCGTCCAGGTTGGCGTGGCTGTCCGCGACACTGAGAACGGTAAGACCCTGACCATCCTCAACCATCTGCCTGCTGTGGCAGCTGCTGCTGCTGAATCCTAGGAGGAACACTCTAATGAGCACTACTAACTCGTATTTTGATGACCTGAAGGACCTGTCCGTTGAGGACATCCTGACTTCCTCGGAGCTTATCGAGGGTGCAGTCAACGAGCTGCTGGAAGGCGAACAGGCCTATGAGCTGATTTTCGACCCGTTTAGCACGGGTGGCAAGCTGACCGTTGGCTACAACCTGGACTCTGCGCCGGGTCTGGATGAGGAAGCCCAGACTATTGCGGAGTTTGGGGAAATTCCGGTGGGAGACCCATCTCGTGGGGAGCGTCGCTTCACTGACCTGCTGCCTGCTGGTATTGGTGTCCGCGTGTCTTACGCGCAGCGCAACTTCACCTCTGGTGCAGCGGTGCAGCGTGAGCTTCTTGGTCGTGCTGCGGAGATTCGCCGCAAGAATGGCCGTGACGCGCTCGCTGCTTTCGCTGCAGTTGACGACCAGGTGGAGGAGCTGCCGGTCGCGGCGAAGTGGAATACCGCGGATGCTAAGGCTATGGATGACCTCTACGCCGCTGATGACCTGCTCGCAGGTGCAGTCGACCAGGAGGGTCGACGCTTCGGATACGCCGGTCGCTATATCTGGGCGAACCGTCGCACCATCAATGCCCTGAAGCGTAATAAGCAGGTCACTGAACTGTACGTCGGCGACATGGCACACGCCGACCCGCGCTTCACTCCGATTGGTCGCCAGCCTGTCATTGGTGAGCAGTTCGAGCTTGTTGTAGATGACGGCATGGAAGATGGCGTTGCCTACGTGATGTCGGAGACTCCGACTGGTGGTCTTGGTACTCGCTTTGAGGCGGAGCCGCCGCGATTCTCTGATTGGTATGAGGAGGGTGGCCAGTCTGGTATGGGTGGTCCTCGTCTTACCTGGCGTTCGGATTATGTGCATTTCCGTTCTTTGGTTGTGCGTGCTCCGAAGGCGCTTGTGAAGATCACTGGCGCTATTTAGGAAGGGGGCTAGGCATGAAGCGAGTTCGTCTTGCTAAGGCTGCCCGCTACCCGTTGGATTCTACGGTGGTGCACCGTTCTGGTGAGGTCATCGAGGTTGAGGACAAAGACTTTGATGCTCTCGTTGAGCTGGGTGTAGTAGCTACTGAGCCGACGGAGTCGCCCGCCCCGGAGACTGTTGAAGAACCGGAGGAGACTCCGGTTGAAGAAACGGTTTCGGTGGTGCAGAACTCTGGCTATCCGGCGTTGCCTAAGAAGACCGCTCCTGTAGCGGAGTGGAAAGAGTATGCCCGCCGGAATGGGATTAAGCTCACCGGATTAACTAAGCGCAACGAGATTATGGGCTTTGTCACTAAGACTGTTAATCAGTCGCGCTAAACCTTAAGGAGGGGAGAACAGATGAATATCTCCGTTGATGATGTTGCTGACGTTTTCCCACGCCCCTTGCTGGATGAAGAACGCTCGCGTGTAGACGCCCTGATTGAGCAGTCTTACGAACTTATCGAGTTGGAGTTTGCTCGGCGTGGGCGTGATTTCCAGAGTGAGATTGCTGATTCTCGGTGGCTGCAGCTTGCGGCTAAGCAGGCTGTGCGTGCGATGGTGTTTCAGGCGGTCCTCATTGGCGACAATGTGGGTGTTGCGTCGGCGTCGTCGACTACGGGCCAGGAGTCCGATTCGGTGACGTACTCGCAGGGGCTTCGGTTTCACTGGGGCGGTGTGGGAATTGACGATGCGATTTTAGACCTGTTGGGTCTTGGTGTTGGTGGGTTCCCACGCGGTCGTGGTGGCCGTGTCATTCCGTATGGGCGGCGTACTGCGGTTCGTGGTGCGGAGTTCAGTGAGCGGGGTGCATGGTGAGCGAAGCAGTCATTATTCATGGTGCTGCTGGTGGTGTGGATGATGATGGTTACCCAGTAGCCGGAGTGCCTGACCGTGAGGTTGTGGTGAAGTCGGTGCAGCCGTTGTCTTTGTCTGAGATGTCGGATGAGGATAAGCAGGGCACCCGCGATATTTTGCGTGTGTGGGCGCCGCCCGGCACTGCTGTCTCGGATGGTGATGAGGTCACGGTGCGGGGTGAGCGTTACCAGGTGCGTATTACTGCGTGGGATTGGTCTAAACATCGTCGTCCTGTGTACAGGCGGCATCGCCCGTCTGTGGTTTTCGATTGCGTGAGGGGTGAGGGCTAGTGGCTAAGGTTGGGAAACCTCGTTTGGATATCCCGGATAAGTGGTACAAGAACAATCTTGCTTCGCTTGCCCCGCAGTTGGAGTCGAAAGCGCAGGCGGTTGCTGGTTCCGTTGATGGTGATGTTCCGGTGACGGTAACGATGAAGACTGACCGTCATGGGCGCCCAGTTGCGCTGGTGACGTTGGCTCATGCGAAGGGCCTGGCTATGCAGGCAAAGCACGGCACACTGACGCGTGCCGCTGCGTCGCAGGGCCTGGATGTTCACCGCTATAGCCCGAGGTGATGCTGGTGGATTACTTCATTCAGCGTAACGCCCCGGAGGTCATTCGCCGCGCTTTGCGTGGCGTGATGGCGAAGCCGATTAGGGTTGCGGCGGCTATCCCGCAGGGCTGGTCGGTTGATGATGGCCCGGTAGTGACGGTGTCGAGTGATGGTTCTCCACGCTCGGGCCGTGCTACGTCGACTGAGAATGTGCGTGTGAATGTGTACGGCAAGTTTGAGCCGGAAGTTCGATGTGCTGCTAGTGAGATTAACGCTTGGCTTTTAAACCCCCATTCTGTTGGGGGTTTTCGTATTTCTCCCGGCCCATTCCTCGTTGTGAAAGACGAGGACATTAAAGGATGGGTCGCTGCGGTCACGGTTGTGGCTGCTTCAACTAAGAAAGGATTTTCCTAAATGACTACCCCTAACACTGACCAGGGAACCCAGTCTCTGGAAACTGACCGCGCCCGGATGATTGATGTCTGGAAGGACGCGGAGGTCTACACCTCTACCGAATCTGACCCGCAGATTGGCTTTGATGGTTCGTTTGACCCGAAGGTCTGGAAGTTCGTAGGCCTTCTCAACGATGGTTCCGCCATTACGCAGGAGCCGGAGGTTGACCGTACTGAAATCAACTCGTTTGGTGGCGTGCTGCAGCTGCTGAATAACAAGTTCAAGAAGGACGTTCGTGGTTTCGACGCGCTCGAAATGAACGACGTGACTTTCCCGCTTCTGTGGCCCGGATCTGACTTCAAGGAGGGCGAGCCTGGTGTCCTGATGGCCCCGGAGAACCCTGCCGAGGTGTTCATCGCGTTTAAGACCACCAACAGCTTCGGTGACATCTATATTGATGTTTCTCGCCGTCGTGCTCTGGTGTACGCAGATTCCGGTAATGAGCGTAACGATGATGGTGCTTCCGTAACTCAGTTTAAGGCTGAGATTCGTAAGGACCAGTTTGGCGCGCTGTATGACTACCTGCGTCTGCGTGGTGACGATACCCCGGATGAGCTGCCGGAGGTTATTCGTTTCTCTGAGGATAAGAACGACACTGGCGATGCTGCGGAGGAGGCGCCGTCTCGCGGTGCTGATACTGACGCTGATGCTGGCTCTGAGGCTGGCGCTACGCAGTAGTGCGATGGGGTAGGGGAGATTTTTGGCAGACCGCCCCTACCCCTAGCCCCAAGGTCTGCCCAAGTTTCTTACTAAACAACTCAATGTGAAAGGGTCTGCCATGACTACTCGCAAGAAAAAGAACGACAACATCGACCCCAAGGACGCAACCGGCGCCCAGGCCGAAGCCCTCGAAGAAACCACCACCGACACCCCAGACGAGAACATCGAATACCCTACCTTCACCATCGATGTGGATGGCGAAGAAATTGAGATTGAAGACCGTTGGACTCGTGAAGCAGCGCCTGCCGGCATGATGTTCGTGTTCCACGAGCGTTACGCACAGAAGTACATTCCGAGTGTGCTTGAAGCCATCATTGGTGAAGACCAGGTCTTTAAGCTCATTGACCTTGGCTTGTCTGTTGAGGAATTTCGTCAGGTGTTTGAGGCGTGGGGTGAGCGCCGCCAGGGAAAATAGGGCTGCTGTACCTCATCGCGCAGCATGAGGACTTGGTAGAGGTTGATTTTCAGCGGTTCTACCACCTGGATTACCGGGATTTCTACCGTGAGGGTGGGGGAGCGTCGCGCATGACTTTGCGGCGCATGTTGATTTTAGCGGAGCATCTTCCGCCCGAGTCGCTGTTTCACTCTACGGTCCAGGACCGCCCGCCGGTGAGTGAAGTTTCCTCTGTCTTGATGGATATTTGGGCCAGCCTTAATGGGGCTAAGCACCCGCGCTGGGATGAGATGAAGCGTCGCCGCAGGGCTGCGGAACGTGAGGATGCGATGAAACGGGCTCGTGAGCGAGCCAGGGAGTTTAACGCCGCAGGGTAATCCCTGCGGCTCTTTTTGATGGAGGTTTCCTAATGAGCGCAACAGGCTATGCAGTTTTGCCAACAACGGTGTCGTTGTCTGGAATTAACAAGGAACTGCAATCGCAGCTTTTGGCCCCGGCGTCTAAAGCGGCGAAGAAGGCCGGCGACTCCATCGAGAAGGGCATCTCCAAGGGCACCGACAATGCAGCGGCGAAGGTCGAGAAGGCGAATTACCGCGTTAAGAAATCCTCGGAGGAGTTGGCTGATGCTGAGGCGAAGCGTAACTCTGAGGTGTTGAAGTCTCAGGCTGCGGCGAAGCAGCTGGAGGCTGCAGAGTCGAAGCTGTCTGAGATGAAGAAGTCCGGCAAGGCCAGCTCGGAGCAGTTGGCTAAGGCTGAAGGTGACGTTTTAACCAAGCGCGCCAAGGTTGAGACTGCTGCGCAGAATGTTGAGAAGGCAGAGCGCGGCGTCGAAAAGGCCATGGCGGAATCGAAGCGTGCCTCCGATTCTCTCGCCACGGCGCAGAAAGACCTTGAGAATGCCACGGACGAAGCCACCGGTGCAACCCGGGAGTTTGGCGACGCCGCGGCTGATGCTGACGGTAAGGGCCAGGGGTTTGAGGTCTCTCTGGGCAAGATTGCCGCCGCCGGTGCCGTGGTGGTTGGTGCTGTCGGCGCGGCTGGTAAAGCTGCGTATGACATTGGTGCCCAGTTTGATGATGCGTATGACACGATTCGTGCGGGCACTGGTGCTAGTGGTGCCGCGTTTGAGGAGCTGCAGGGCTCGATGCGCAAGGTCGCTGGCGAGTCCATTGGTGTCGGCTCCGATATGGGGGCTATTGGCTCGACGCTAGCGGATCTGAATACACGTCTTGGTTTGACTGGTGAGCCGCTTGAGGAGATGACGGCCCAGTTCATGCAGCTGCAGAACCTCGGCGTGGATGCGGACATCAACGAGGTATCGAAGGCCATGTCTGGCTTTGGTATCGAGGCGAAGGACATGCCGGGGGCGCTTGATGAGTTGTTCCAAGTGTCGCAGGCGACTGGGTTGACGATTAGTGAGTTGTCGCAGTCGGCGGTGAAGGCTGGCCCCGTTTTGCGTGGGTTTGGTTTCTCGATGGCTGATTCTGCTGCGCTTGTGGGTCAGATGGATAAGGCTGGTCTGGATGCGGATAAGACGTTGCAGTCGATGCAGCGTGCGTTGGCGGAGTTTGCGTCTGAGGGGCGTGACGCGCCGGAAGCGCTTAAGGAGACTATTGGGTCGATTGAGGAACTTATCAATGCGGGTGATGATGCTGCAGCGATTGATATGGCTGCGGGTATTTTTGGTACTCGTGGTGCCGCGCAGTTTGTGGATGCGGTGAAGACCGGCACGTTGTCTGTGGATGATTTCATGGATGCGACTGGTGCCACCTCGGACACGATTGGGGGGTTGGCGGAGGAGACCGCTGATTTCTCCGAGCGGTGGGACCAGTTTAAGAATCAGGCGGTACTGGCGTTGGAGCCTATCGCGACGAAGGTATTTGATTCTTTAGTCCCGGCTTTGGAGATTGCTCAGGGTGCGGTGTCTGGTGTTGCTGATGCGCTTAAGCTGATTGGCGAGCATAAAGGCCCGGTTCTGGGGGTTGTGGGTGCTCTTGGCGCGATGACGGCTGGCATGGCTGCTTTTAACGCGGTGCAGAGCTTTAAGGATGCTGGTGGCTTTGTCGGCATTATGAAGTCGATGAAGAAAGCGATTATGGAGACCACTGTCGCGCAGAATCTTCTAAACGCGTCCATGTGGAAATCTCCGATTACGTGGATTACGGCTGCGATTGTTGCTGCCGGTGTAGCACTGTGGGCATTCTTCACCAAGACGGAGACGGGCCGCAAGATGTGGGACTCGTTTACCAAGGCGCTTGGTGCTGGCTGGGATTGGGTGGTCGAGAAGTTTAAGGCTGGTCTTGATTGGATTCAGTCTACTTTCGGCCCTGTTTTCTCCCAGATTGGTGACATGATTTCTGGCGCGTGGGATGCCACGGTGGAGAAGGTTACTGGCGCGGTCGATAGGGTGAAGGAGATTTTCTCTGGTGCCCTCGATTTCTTGAAGACTGGTGACACGACAGATTATGCCGCCGCGCTCGGCATTAGTGAAGATTCCCCAATCTTTACGGCGTTGACGTTCTTCCGCGACCGCATCGTGGATTTGAAGAATGTTGCCGTCGCTGCCTGGGATTTTATGAAGGCCAAGTGGGCGGAGTTCACGACTGGTTTTGGTGAGTTTTACCAGACGTGGATTGCTCCGATTGTTGACGTGATGATGACGGGCTTCCAAGTTTTGGGCTCTGTTGTGTCTGCAGCGTTTACGGGTATTTGGACGGCTATCCAGTTCGTTGGCAGCGTCATTTCTGCTGTGTGGTCTGGGGCGATTCAGCCCGTCCTGTCGCTGTTCATGTCGGTGGTTCAGTCGGTGGCGTCGTTTGTCGCGCCGATTTTCACCGCTGTGATTGGCGGCGCGTTCCGCACGATGGGGTCGCTCATTTCCAACGTGTGGAATGGAGTCATTAAGCCCGCGTGGGATTTCTTCCGTAACGCGGCTGGGCTGCTGGCAGACGTTCTGACGGGTAATTTCTCGAATATCCGTAATCGGTTCAGCTCGATGGGCCAAGCAATTTCCAACATCGTCCATGGCGTTATCAACTCGGCGATGAACTTCTTTAAGTCCATCTTCGAGAATGCGAAGCAGGTTGCCGCATCGTTTGGCCAAGCTATTGGCCGAATGGTGGGTACAGTTCGCAACAAGATTGGCGAGATGATGGGCGTGCTCGGCCAGATTCCGGGCAAGGTACAGGGCGTTTTTGCTTCGGCTGGTTCGTGGCTGGTTAACGCCGGTAAGAACATCATCAACGGCCTTATTAACGGTATTAAGTCGATGTTCGGCCAGGTGGGCAATGCGATTGGTTCGGTGATGCCGGACAAGATTCGCGGCATGCTCGGCTTCATGGACGGCGGCGTCTACATGGCGCAGGGTGGCATCACCCGTGCCTACGTCGACGGTGGCATCGACAAGTTGGAGCACTACGCTAATGGCGGCTCGAAAGAGAAGCACAAGGCGCAGATTGCTAAGGGCGGCGAGTGGCGAATCTGGGCGGAGCCAGAAACCGGCGGCGAGTCCTACATCCCACTAGCCAAGTCGAAGCGGAAGCGATCCACTGAGATTCTCGCTAAGACGGCGGATATTTTCGGCCTGACTGTCCTAGATAAGAAAGGAAATCTGGTCGAACCGGGCACGGCATCCCAAGTTGCACCGGCTAAGACGCAGTATTTCGCCAACGGCGGTATTACGTCCAAGGAGATTCGTTCCTTCGTCGAAGGAGCACGTGTTAGGGGCTATCAGGCGTCTAGATCACTTGAAGGGGCCCCTTATCAATGGTCTTCGTCAGACTGGGGTGACTGCTCAGCCAGCATGAGTTCAATTGCCGCGTTTGCAGTGGGCCTGAATCCGTTCCCGCGTAAGTTTGCTACTGGCAATGAGGCCGCGTGGCTGTCCTCGCACGGGTTCCATCGCGGTCGCGGTAAGCAGGGCGACCTTCGTATCGGTTTCAAGAACGGCGGGCCGGCTGGTGGACACACTGCTGGTACGCTGCCTGATGGCACGAACGTGGAGATGGGCGGCGGTCGTGGTAACGGTCAGATTGGTGGCCGTGCTGCTGGCGCTTGGGACTCGTATTTCAACGAGTTCTTCTACAAGACCATTAAGCCGCCGAAGCCGCCGAAGATGAACAAAATTCTCGACCAGAATGCCATCCCGGACGGAGCAAGCATGACCATTGACGGTGTGCCCGTCTCTGTGAGTGCCGATGAAACCACTGGTAGCACTGGCGAGAACACGGTCACAGTTGCGTTGTCCCCGGAGGATGCGGCTAAGGCCACCGCCGCGAAGGAGCTGGGCGACCAGTCCATCCTGGACTTCGCGGTAGACGGAATCTTCGACATGCTCGGCATGAAAGACTCCACCATCAAGAAGCTGCTGACCACCAAGGGTAAAGACCTGCTGCCAAGTGGCGAGAGTATCGTCACCACGCAGCAGGTTAAGGAGCAGCCGCGCACCAACGTGGCTGCGAAGAACGCCCAAGCCATTGAGTCCGATGCGGCAACGTCGTTGTCACCGGCGAAGATGGCTAAAGACCCTCAGCTTGCAGCACCCAAACCGGAGAAGAAAAAAGGTCCGACGTGGGGTCCGGAGTTCTTTGCTGGTGAGATTGCTCGTAAGGCGAAGGACATGAGGTTGGATAAGCTGGCTGCGAAGATTGGTCTGGCGACGGCGTTGGTGGAGTCGGGTAGCCCGTTGAAGATGTGGGCTAATCGTGCTGTGCCGGAGTCGCTGAAGTACCGTCACGATGCTGTTGGTTCGGATTATGATTCTGTGGGTCTTTTCCAGCAGCGTGATAACGGCGCGTGGGGCACGGTGAAGCAGCGCATGACCCCGTACGACAGTGCGGGCATGTTCTTTGACAAGCTGAAATCCTTTGATTACAAGTCGATGGACCCGGGAGCTGCTGCGCAGAAGGTTCAGGTTTCTGCCTTCCCTGACCGCTATGGGCAGCAGATGGGTAATGCCGAGAAGCTGCTGAACAAGGTCGGGGTATTCGACCAGGGCGGCTGGCTCAAGCCTGGTGGCATTGCCGTGAACCTATCCAACGAGCCGGAGCCAGTGTTTAACGGTGACCAGTGGCGCGACATTAAGCGCGGTGGCCTAAACGGTGATGATGGGATGACCTTGGTGGTCAACCTTGAGGGCCAGGAGGTTCTGCGTAAGCGCATGGACAAGGTCGAAGGTGAGGTCACGATTAATACGGAGGAGATTGGCAAGCTGCGCCGTCGTACTGGTGTGGCTGTTGCTGCGACTACTAGGGGAGGTGCGATGTAGATGGTGAATCCTGTGAGGTTTGGTTCCGGTTTTTCGGGTTTCGATTTACCGGACCCGCCTGGCTACAAAATCACCTATACTGCGCCGCACCGCCCTGGTGAGACGTTCATCTTGCACTCGATGCTTGACGCGGAAGCGGATGAGCAGCGTGTGGTTCTTAAAGAGAGCGGTTTTGGTGGCGGCTTCGGCGAGGTGGATTTTTCTTCGGCGGAGTCTGTCACTCGTTACGGTTCTCGTGTTGTTGGGTCGAAGGTTCCGGCGTTTGATGGCGAGTTGGATGTTGTTGTTCGTCCGGGCCCTGATGATTCGGTGATGGAGACTCTGCGTGATTGGCGTAATTCGTGGTCCTATTTCGATGATGGTCTGTTAAAGGTCGTGGCGCGTGATGGTGGCAACCGTGAGGCGCGTGTGCGGTTGGCGAGTTTCGGCGAGGTTGAGCTAGATCCGTCAGGGACACGTCTTATTGAAGATAGTGTTCGGTATAAGTGCCTTGATGGGTTCTGGTCTGGGGGTGCTAGGATATACACGGGTAACGTCACTGTGACGGTTCCCGGCGACCTACCACCGAAACTTCGCCTGAAATGGGACGGCCGCTCAACCAGTTTCACTTTGCCGAGTGGTCTGCGTGTCAGTTTGGGTAGTGGCCCGGGAACTCGGTGGATTGATTTGGAGCGCGGAATGCAAGGCCAGGTGACTGACGCGAACGGCAACGTCGATTCGGGTACATGGTCTTCTTTGCGCGGCGTGCTCGTAGGGGAGACGCTGCAGCCACACACAAAGAATGATTTCCAACTGGGCGCGGGGCTCACCCTAGAGGCCACCCCGCGTTACTTATCCCCGTGGAGGTGACACATGGTTGACTGGTCGCAGCATAAAGCCCACCGTGAATCGGTCATGCAGGCTCACGGGCAGTACGTCGGCCTGTACGACAAGAACTGGGAACCAGTCTTAGACATTGAGGATTGGCTAGAGGCCGAGTGGGGTGGCATTTTTGCGGACGTGGGCAACATGTCCATGACCTTGCCGGGTGAGGTATCGCCGGGTGTGGTCAACCCCGTGGTGGATTATCTTTTGCGCGATGACCTCCGAAACTTGGATAAGGGCGGCAGTTTGGACGCGCTTATTCATGGCGCGGTGCATGTCGTCGTGGAGCGCCCCGGTCTTAAACGCCGTTGCTACCGCATTCTGGAAATCAATCCGCGTGGTGGCGACCCGCAGGGCAACCCCGCCGAGGTGGAACTCACGGGTGTGGACTCGATGGAGCACCTGAAGCACTTGCCACTGTGGGCGGACCCGTCCAACCGGTCTAAGGTTGTGCAGTTGCAGTGGGAGGACCGCCAAGACGGCAGCGCCGAAAAAGTCTCGCGCAAGTTGATTGGCCGTAATCTCATTGGCTATCAGCAGCCGAGCCTGCTGGACAGTATGTTCTCGTGGACGACGGGCTACACTAGCCCCTCGCAGTGGCGTGGGTTTAATCCGTCGATGCATCCGGTGATTTGCTCGCCGGTCATGTCTGGTAATCGCTCCGAATGGTGCGTGGTGTCGGCTCGTTGGGATAACGCGTGGGATTTGCTTAAGGCAACGTGGGCGGCGGCTGGTGTGCAGCCTTTCGCGTGGTTGTGGCTTCCCGGCGACCCGCAGCCTTTCCCGTCCTATACGACGCTCTCGTTGCCGACGACGATTATTGACTTCGCCCCAAGGGCTACGGTGACTGGCGCGGCAGGCATCGTGGGGCAGGCTTTCCGCCAATTGCGCCGCACGATTAGTAGTGACGATTTCATTACATCCACTACCGAGTTTGCGGACGTGGACATAAGGAACAGTGATGGGCGGCGCCCGTGGGTGGTCTACACACTCATGGACGCCCCAGATGTGAAGCTGCGTAAGTCCACGGACCACCGTTGGCTGGTGGGTGGTAAGTCACCAGACATCGTGAATAAGGCGGCGAATATTGGTATTAAGACCGCGTTTGCTGCGGCGGTGGCCGCAATCCCGTGGGTTGGTGCTCCTATTGCCGAGGTGATTAAGGGCGGCGGCGAATTGTTGGCGGAGATGTCCGCTGACCGCCTGTTTGTCCTCAACGAGTACGTGGACAAGAATCGCCAGTTTCATTATGGCCGGTCTCGTTTCACGGCTATCTCAAAGACAGGTGAAGCCAACACGGTGGAGTCTTTGCAGAAGGCTTGGCAGGCGAAGCAGGAGACGGAGGGCGGCATCAGCGCCGAGTTCTCCATCGACAACCCCGACCCGTACCTACCAGGTCGTGACTTTGACCTGGGCGACACCATCGGTGTTACCGCGTGGGGCGTGGTGTGGGCCGCGTACGTGTCCGGGTTGACGTGGACCTCGAAGCCGGGGCAGGAAGTTGGCTGGCAGTTGCGTATTGGTGATTATGCGTCGTTGGCGTCGCCGGGTGAGCTGTACCAGGCGAATAAAGAGAATGTTCGTGCTGTGATTGGCCGACTGGCCGTGACAAAGGGAGGATAGATGGATTACCGCTACATTGTGCCGACGCAGGTGCCGGAGTCGGAACACCCGTACGCGGGCCTGTTTCTAGGTGTTGTGCCGGAGGGGCGCGAGTCTGCTGTGGCACGCCATATTTTCGACGAGTTAGGTGCTCGCTTCCAGGTGGGAGAGGCGGAGACCATCACGCTTGGGTGGGCGGTTGATTTCGACACTGATAGTGACCGCGAGCGCGCCACGGTGGGCGAAGAGTTGGACTTTCAGATTCCGGGTGCTGATAAGCGTGGTGTGTGCATCATAGATGGGCACCTGCCGCCCGGTATTGAGCTACACCGCCACAACGGCACCCTCACAGGCAAGTTCACGAAGCCCGGCCTGTATGACGTGACTTTGGCGCTTGGCCCGGCGGTGAAACTCGACCCACTAGGCGGTACGGGAACACCGGGCGAGCAGGTCGCGTGGATACCCATTACCCAGAAGCGGGCACGTGCCGAGTCCACCACACCGGCACCAAAGACGCTCGACGGGCTTAGCGCTTTGGAGCTTTCCCAGCTTGCCGCCGAAGCCATGCGTCTAGAGCGCCTGAAAGCAATAGAGGAGCTAGACGATGGGCATTAACCCAAATTCCGGCGATGGTGTGGAGAAGAACTACACGGTTGATGGGCGCACAGACGCGACAAGCATAGTTTCCGATGCCGAGCACACCGGTAATGAAGCCGGTAAAGCCTTCGCCCACATCTCCGCACAAGCCGACTCCGCAAACAGCGGAACCTCCGAACTGTCCAAGAGGGTAGCCGCCCTAGAAAAACAATCCACGCCGATAGACCCCTCTAACTACCCACTACTCCTGTGGTGGGACGGGACCGGGACAAAACCCGCCCTTAAACCAGGATGGGCACTCATCAACATCACCACCGGCAAAGTCGAGAAAGGATAAACCCCATGGCAATTAACCTCACCGGAAAAATCACCGACGTAACTGGGAACCCACCAGAAGGCGAAGTAATAGTATCCGTTAAAGCCCCCGTCTACCGCGCAGGAAGCAGCTCGATTATCACTTCCTCGCCGCGCCACGTAGATACAGACGGAACATTCACCATCACCGTTGAACCAGGACCAGCATGGCTGTACCTCGAAGGTAGCGGCTGGTCTGATTCCGTGCCTATCTCTGCCGCAGAGGGATACACCACTATCGTTCAGGCGATGGCCAACGCCGCTGGAATCCCCGGACTCGCAGACTTTCTCAAACTGCTAAAAGACGGGCGTAGCGTCATCGACGATTACGCGAAAAAAGCTGTTGATGAGTCGCTGGCGCCGGGAGAAATCCCCTCTGGTACGGATTGGGATACGTTAACCACGCGCTCTACCTACGTACGCAATCAGGGCACGTATGATGATAAGAATGACCCTATCCGCTTTGCGGGCGTGCTTTATGTCCATAATCCCGACCCTGCTTCTGCGTCTGATAGGTATAAGTCGCAGACGTTTATTTCCTATGATGAGTTCGGTATTTGGCACCGTGCCCGCTCTGGTGGGGGTGAGTGGCTTCCGTGGCAGCGTTTGGACGCCGATGATTATAAGCCGGTAAACCTCGGCGAGGAGAGCCTAGATACAGTTACGGAAACTGGGTATTATGTCCAGCCTACTGGCAAGAGCGCCACAAAGAAGAATAAGTATCCCGTTGAGGGCGAGCGCGTAACTGTTACAGTCAGCCGCCTTAATGAGAACGCGCCTAGCCAGATCATGCAAACGGTTAGGTCTACTGTCAGTGGACGAGTATTTGTTCGCACCTACATTTATGGATGGAGTGAGTGGGTTGAGGTAGCCGGTGGGCCGTTTTACCGGGGACTCATCGACTCCAGCGTAAATTCAATTGATGAGCTAACGCCAGGCAATTGGGGCGTCGGCAGCGGCAACATCTCTACAGCGTTAGGCTTGCCGGAAAACTTTGGCACGTTGCTCATCCAGTACATTTCGTCAGGCAAGACCGCACTATTCCAAGCACAGGACAATACAGGGCAAAAACCAGCACTATGGCTGTCTAGTAAAACTGGTGATACATGGTCCTCGTGGACAAAGGTAGCCGGACAGACCGCCGCAGTAGATTCTGCAGCGGATATTACCCACTTCGCAGTAGACACTGACGGGCTATCCCACGAGTTCCAAAGCCCTGACATGCCGGCCGACACGACCACCCCAGGGTTGGACGCTGCTGGTGTTCTTGGCCGGTATGACAAGCTCATGGCCGAAAACCCAGACTATATTACTAAGCGCACCTTGGGCACTGCCTCCGATGGTAAGACTCCGCTCGTAGCCTACACATTTAAGCGGCCTGATTTGCCTACCCACGGCCGTAAATACGGCCAACTTTCCGACCAGGAACGCACAATGCCTACCTGCGTACTCTCGAGCGGCACGCACGGGCATGAAGTATCCGTAGTGTCCAACTTGTACCAGTTCGCAAAGCTCCTGTGCAATGACTGGGATAAATACCCCGCGATTGAAGCAATGCGGTGGAACTTCGAGTTCGTATTCATCCCCATGGTCAACCCTTACGGTTTCAACGGCAGGGGAAACCCGGCTGTGTGGCCGCGAAAAAATGGCAACAAGGTTGACCTGAACCGAAACTTCCCTGTCGGGTGGGAAAAGACCAAACCAGATACGGCAACGTGGTCCGGCGAATCTCCACTGTCCGAACCGGAGTCTAAAGCCGTCTGGGAACTCATGCAGGACGTTAAAGACCGCGCCGTCCTCGGCATTGACATGCACAACTTCTCATCCTCGGAATCCAGCCCATGGCGGCAGGTGTGGGCTATCTACTCCCACCCGATGATGCTAGAAGTCAACAAGGCACTAATCCGCCTGTTGTCGCGGCGCTGGAAGCAGCGTTACGACTGGATTACCATCCATGACACTTACTACGGCTACGTCAGTGAATGCACTGGCGGGTCCTTTGGCAGAGCGTATGCGGGCGTGGGTATCCCTGGCTCCACTTTGGAAACTAATAACATCACACTGTTGGATGGTGGTGACGGTGAGGAACTTAGCGCCAGGGCAATGACCTTGGGGTTGGATGCGATGGTCAACCACATTCGTCTGGGTCTTCTAGCGGGTGTTCGGCGTAAATCTCTACCGATGGGCGAGGGGTAGCCCATGGCGGTAACAATTGGTGCTCTGTCCCCAGCCCCTGTGGTGTGTACTGGCACGGGGTCTACGGCGGCGTCTGGGTGGTCTGTCTGGCGAATGCGTACTGACCACCCGTTGGCGAAGTTGGACGAGCTCGATACTCGTATTTCGCTTTCCTACCGGGGTCTATTTTTGGTGACTTATCTGGCGCCGGTGGAGAAAATTACACGCCAGTGGCTACTCAACGATGGCGCGGACCCGCAGCGCGGGGAGCTTACGCTCGCTGGTGGAGCTGCATCCGAAGTTGTGGAGTTGAAGTCCAAAGGCGACCAGCTCCGCGTAGTAGGAGCCCAACCGGGGCTTACGATTCGGATTGAATACCTCGCTACAAACTAACGCGCACTTCGGGGCGCTTTAATTTTTGCCCAAAAGGAGGGCGTTATTATGGTTACTCACCCAATGAAACAGGGCACCTATCAGGTGTCTAGTGGTTATGGGCCACGCTGGGGCACGTTTCACGCTGGGCTGGACTTCGCTGCGCCTATTGGCACGCCGATTTATGCGGCGGCTGATGGTGTCGTGGTGGAGGGCCGGGAGCGCTATAACGTGTCCGGTTTCGGCTCGTGGATATGGCTCGACTGCCAGGATAGCGTCGGCAAGGACTTCATTTACGGGCATGTCAAGCATGACGGAATTCTGGTTAAGGCTGGTGACCGTGTACGTGCAGGCCAACAGATAGGTGTGGTCGGTAACGAGGGCGAGTCCACCGGCCCTCACTGCCATTTCGAAGTTTGGGGGTCGCCGGGGCGATTAGGTGGTTCTCATCAAGACCCCGCCCCGTTTTTAACTAACGCCGCGCAGCCCGGCGAGTCTTCTGCCCGCCCTGTGGGGAAGCGGGGCGGCACATTGGTCGGCGTTGACGTTAGTGAGCACCAGGACGGAATGAGCCTGAAACGTGCTGCTAGTGAGGGTATTAGCTTTGCGATTATTCGCACCACGGACGGCACGCACCGCGACCGCTGCTACCGCTCACACCTAGAGGATGCAGAAGGGGCGGGAATGCTGACAGCTTCTTACCACTACCTGCGTAACCCGAGCGAAGGCACCAGCGTGGCGCAGCAAGTACAGGCCTCGCTGGAGGTCATGGGCGACATGAAGCGCCCGATGTGGATTGATGTGGAGACTAACGCCGGTTTGCACGTTGGCCATATCCGCGCCTGCAAGGCTGAGTTCGAGCGCCGGGGCGTGCGGGTGATTGGCTGCTATTCCTACGTCCCGTATTGGGAGGGGAGTATCAGCCCGTCTGAGCCGGATTCTCACGAGTTCGGGGCTTTTTGGGTTGCAGCCTACGGGCAGAATCCTTATGGCAAGCCCCGCGATATTTACCCCGGCGACCAGCACCAGCAATGGGACTACCCACTAGGCAATCAGAAGCCCGCCCTGTGGCAATACGGCTCCAACGCCCAAGTGGCCGGGTACAGCGTGGACATCAACGCCTACAGGGGTAGCAGGGCGCAGCTAAAAGCACTATTCACAGGAAAGCAGCAGGAGGAGCTAAGCATGGCTGACATTCAAAGAATCCTTGACCATATTGACCGGAAAACCGAGGAGACCAAGCGCTACGTCGATATTCGCATCACTGAGCCGATGGGTTCAGATGTTAAGGACATTCGCCAGCAGCTGACCGGTGGGCGCGACAAGATTATCCGCGAGGACGGCACCGTAGATATTGAGGCCTCCTACCCCGGCTGGGAACAACTAGGTCAAGATAGCCAAGGCCGTAATCTCACGCTTCCGGATGCGGTGGCGAGTATCCGTCGCCAACTCGTGGAGATTGAAAAGAATCTGGAGGAACGCTAATGGCCAAGCACTACACCAATCCCGCACCAAAGCCCCGCGCCGTCATCGGCACCCCGTGGTGGATACGCCTAGCCGTGTACGTCGTGGTCGCCGCCGTGGGCCTGGCCCTCGTCGCATTCGGCATCGCCAGCCCTGAGCAGGTAGACGGCTGGCTCGGCCAAACCGGTGGACTAGCAGCACTCATTGGTGGCGCCCTCGCCGCAGTGAACACAGGCCGTGAATCCGACGAAGCCCCAGTAGGCGTAGTCATCGAGCAGCCCGCCACACCGGAGCCGGAGGATGCGCCCGCCCTGCCGGTCTACACAGGCCCCACCACGGCAGGGGAGTGAGTATGGATTGGGAAAGATTTAAACTCCGCGCCGCCAGGTGGCTCGTATCCGACGCAGCCGGGCTATTGATTCTGGGTAGTATTTCCATTGCTCGTGGCATGTCCTACACGCCGCTGCTGGTGAACCCTGAGCGGAAGCCTACGCACTTTATGGAGAGTGTGCTTAACCCACCGTCGTGGTCTGTGGTGTGGCTTCTCATGGGTGCGCTGTGCCTGTGCGGGGTCAAGTGGCCGAGGTTGGTGCCCGCTGCTGTGGGGGCTGTTGTGGGGCTGCATTCCATGTGGGCACTCAGCTTCATTTTCGCCACCATCTTTGGTGATATGGGCCGTGCTTGGGTGTCGTCCCTCGGCTATATCGGCATCGCCGCCATGACCCTTTACGCTTACGCACGCGGACAAAGCAATGAGATGAAGCTGGTCGATGGGAGGTGACGGGCATGCCCGTAGACGGGCCGCTGGCAACCATCATCGTTGGCGTGATTGGCGTGCTCGGCACCATCATTGGTACTCACCTGACGGAGAAAAGCCAGAAAAAGAAAGCGGAGATAGAAACACGAGGCCCCGAGTGGGAATCCTTCACCAATAGTATCCGTGAGTGGACGAATGAGCAGCTGAAAGAGCGCGACAAGTCCATTAATGAGATGCGGGGCGAAATCGCGGAACTCCGCGACAAACTAGAGGTGTGGAAAAGCCGCTACTTTATCGCCGTGAACCACATTAGGCAGTGGAGAATTCGCCACCCGGAGAGCGTCGCTGAAATGCCCATACCCGACGAGCTAGAAAATGATTTTTAGGATGACCCTCACCCCTGCGCGGGGTGGGGGGCTTTTCGTCGTTTTAGGGGGCAACCTCGAAATCAAAGTCTGCCATCGTGTACGCCATATGGATATGCCCTAGGAGTGCGGTGTGTTCAGAACGGCTAAAACTTTCACCTGTAATCGCGTTGGTGAGCATCACAGGTTTGCCTTCTGCCTCTGCCTGCTCGGCAATCTGTAGGGCTTGGTCGATACAGTCTGCGAACCGCACCCACTTGTCCTGGAGCCATACACCGGCATCGAGCGGGGGCTGGTGGGTGGTTTCCCAGCGTTGGGCGGTTCGTATGTTCACGTCACAGGCGTCGGCCACGTCCTGGGAGGTTAGGCCCATGCTGGTGCGTAGTATACGGAACTCATTCGGGGTCAT